AGTCGTCTTCTTCGGGTTGCCAGTCTGCATCCTGGAAATAGAAAAGATAAGCTGCCCTGATGATTTCATCTTCTGTCATATCGCTGCACAGGTCAGCGTACATGGCATTGAAGGCAACATACTTATCCCAATCGTTCACCTTTTCACGGAACTTCATGCCCTTGGTGGCATTCACTATCTGCGATTTGGTCCAATGCGCGCCGCTTCCTACCAATTCGCCATTCTCACCTTTCTTGCTATACACAAGATGGCAGACATCATGGTTGGCCATTTTCTCGCTGTAATGACGATCATAGAACACTGCGTGCTGGTGACGGAGGATGCACCAGTACAATTCCGGATTTGTTTCCTCCAGGGAGGCGAGGTCGCAGCTCAACTGCTCCATCGCCTCCATCATCTTCTTCTCAGTAGCCACGCCGTGAGCGCGGGCCTGATCTATCAACTGAATATACTTCATCGTCTCTTACCTTTCCTTTTGTTGGTGGATAGTCATGCGATGGTGAGTGTTAACGGAGCATCACACACGAAAGTCTTGCTGCAGGAGCAGCAGGCTACCTTGACAAGACGGTTTTTCACGCTGCCAAGAGATGTGGTAACGTTCGTGATTGCCGTAGCAGAGAAAACAGGAATGGTGAAATCCTGACTTACTACCTGCGAGCGGGTGCAGCAGGAGCCACAGTTGCAAGGCATGTAACTGATAACACCTTCTACATGAATCGTTATGAGATATTGCGAAGTACCCACGTTGTCAATACTCTTTACTGAGAACTGAGGGTTGAAAACCGGAGTCTCGTCCACGCATGAAGGAGCACAGAGCTGCTGCGTGATATTTACATCATAATAGGGAGCAGTGGCGGTTGCACCTACTGCAAGCGTAGCCATGATGCAGGCTGGAATTGTTCTTTTATTCATAGTCTTTTCTGTTTTAATAGAGCGACGACTTCACCGCCGCATTAATGTTTCACCTGATAGCCCTGGGTCTTCTCTACCGGAAGGTTCTTCTGAAGAAGGTCGGCGAGTTCGTCAAGATCTTCCTCGTCAAAAGTTATCACACCCTCCAGGATAGAGAGCGGTCCTTTATAGCGAAGCTGCTCTACCACATCGTGCGCCATCTGCGGAATACTCTCTTCGGGAATGTTACCGAAATACTTGGCGAGCATCGGGGTGACAAGCGCATTGACCACAGGCTGAATCATCGGTTCTATATCGGCTTGCAGAGAATAGTTGCCACTCACCAGTCCCATGCTGCCGATGGTAGCCTGGAGAGACTGGAGCATAGGCAAGTGCATCAGATTGCCAGCCGCTATCTGAGAGATGGCAGGGCGTGCCCATTCGGACACCACCGCTGCCAGGATTTGCGAGTTCTTGTAATCCATATCGTTTCTTCCTTTTATCCGAAAATACGGTTACTGATTACAAGCACATCCGCATCCCATCTGACAAACATTGCCCGATGGAATCATCAGCTTGGTAACACTCGAAAGTGAAGCTACCTGCGATTTCAGCACGTCGATATTGGCGTTGGCAGCGGCATTGTATGCCATCTGCTCTGCGTTGACCGCCTGCTGTGCATCCTTATTGGCATCTACCTTGTTTTCGAGCTGACGAATCTTACCGTCAAGATACTGAGTAACATCTACCATCTTCTTGTCGGTATAGTTCTCACTCTTCTGGATAGCAAGTTCCGTCTTCAATGTAGAGTTCTCCTGAATAAGGTTGGTCTCACTCTTGGTTACAAAGCGTGCATCCGGATCACTCGGATTGGCAGTCATGCCATTGTTACCTCTACCGAGGTTAAACAAGGATGCACCGCCACCCAGCAAACTGGTAGCCAAACCTGCGATACCAAGTCCAAGGGCAGTATTACCCAATCCCTTGCTGGCAACATCATAGTTGCCATCATTCGTTTTTACCTGCATAGTTTTTTGTGTTTAAATTCTTCCAATATCGGAATCGTATGCAAAGGTAACATGAATGAAGTAAACAGAAAAGTGATTTCCATTAGATGTTCTTGCGGATAAATCATGAAGCAGGAACACTTATAGACGAATAAGAAAAAGTACAAACGTGCAGAAGTACATAAGCACAAATGTACTTTGGTACCAAACTACATGGTTTCTTCCAAAGCCTTGATATACGGGATGGCTTCGTCCCTGATAATGTCGAGGAAGAGTTGTGCCGAACGCTTCATAGGTACATCCTTCATACAGTGGACATTGCTCGTCAGTTCTTCTCCTATGCCATGGATAGGACGAGCTATAAGGGTAGGGTGGTTCTTCAGATACAGCTTCGGCATAAAAGTAACCAGGTGAGTATCTTCTATGATGGCAAGATCTTCGTCGGGGTCGCTGACGATACACTTTACGCTTAATTTGGTGAGATCGTTCTGCAGATATTGCTGAAAAGTGTTGAAAACACGTTCGCCTACATCGGGCATAATGACACCGTGCTTCAGCAGGTCAGCGTATGTTACCTTATCTTTCCTGGCAAGAGGGTGTGTGTTTCTCATAATGGCACAAATACTGAATGGGATGCAGGGCTGGCTCTCGATACCCTCGTTGGTATAGGCTTCGTTCATCGTAAAAGCGAGATCCAGCATGTGGTCTCGCAATAGGCGGTTCAGGCTCGTTGCCTTGGTAAATTCGGCATTCACCCTTACATTAGGGTATCGCTCCATGAATATAAGTGCAGCCACACGGATATAGGGGGCGATAAAGGAACCTACACCGATGCGCAGTTCTCCGGTCATGCAGTTGTTGATTGCATTGATATGCTCCTTGCAGTCTTCCGTCAACTTCAGTATTTCCTTGGCACGTGGCAGAAGTGCCTCCCCGTTCTCGGTGAGCATGATGCTGTGCGATGTGCGTATCAGCAGCTTGCAGCCCAGTTCGTCCTCCAGAGCCTTGATATGCTGACTGATTGCGGATTGGGTGACAAAGCATCGGGAGGCGGCGATGCTGAAGGAAAGCGTCTCTGCCACATACACAAACGAACGTAAATGTCTTAGCTCCATAATCTCTTATTCTTTAAAATACATTATATATATTAAAATTTTATGCTGCAAAAATAAGAAAAATATTCTATGCGGAAACGCATCTTGCATTAAAAAATCTAATTATGGAATAAGATATTAAGAAATGAAAGATATATGCAGTTTAA